GCGCGGAGAATGCGTTGCCTGGCGTCCTTGCAGGAATGCAACCCGCACCGCAGATACCTTTGTCGCTCAACCCGACAATCGCAAGCAATCTGAGCCCGAAAGCCGCAGCACAACAAGAAGCCGAACGCGCCAAATTGGCGGTTACGCCGCAACCAGGTTTTGAAAAACTCCCCGACGGTAGCGAAAGACCTATCAAGGGCGGTCCTGCCGATCCGGCAGTCATTGCGGCTAAACAAACTGCTACGACAGCCGCAACTAAAAATGCTGAATTGCAAGTTAAGGCGGCAGATACGTTGCCGAAATTGAAAGAAAGCACGCAAGTGCTAAAGGCAACGCTTGATCAACTTATCGGCAATACAAAAATAGACGCCAAAGGCCGCGTTGTCGAAGATCCAAACGCGCCGTTGCATCCCGGTTTTGGACAAGCTGTTGGTTTTAGCGCAAGCAAATTGATCGCCCCTAACACGCCTTTTGCCGGAACTGATCGCGCTGATTTTGAAGCGTTGTTCAAACAAGTTCAAGGCGGCGCGTTCTTGGACGCGTACAATATCCTACGCGGCGGCGGTCCTATTGCCAACGTAGAAGGCGAAAAAGCTACCGCAGCGAAGAATGCCATGAGTTTGGCTACCACTGAAAAATCATTTATTAAAGCCGCCAATGATTATCGAAATGCGCTTGATCGTGGATTAGCAATAGTGGAAAAACAAGCTGCTGGTGGTGGTGGTGCCGCGCCTGATGGGGGAACTGCGCCTGCGGCGACAACATATACTGAAGGCCAGACGGCGACTGGTCCTAACGGCGCAAAAGTTATCTTTCGCAACGGTCATTGGACACCACAATAATGGCTTCATCCCTTCCCCCCGGCTTTACGCTTGACGTGTCGCCCGCCGCACCTGCGACCGGCGAACTGCCCGCTGGTTTTACGCTTGACGCGCCATTAACCGCCCCCGCCGAAAATCTTATGGGCGGCAATCGCGCTCGTGATTTGACCGAAGAACAACGCGCGTTGCAGCGCGCGGGTTACCGCGCGCGGTTGGCTGGCGTTGGCGAACAGGGTCCAGGAGTTGTGGGCAACAACCAAGGTTTTAGTGCGCCCGGTCCTGAAGGTGGTCTTGGAGAACAAGTAAAAGGTATCGCACAAGGCATACCTTTTGCCATCCCCGCCGCATTGACGGGCTTGCCAGGTTTGCGCGAGGTACTTCCTTCGCATGAGACCATGACATCCTTTGCGTTCGGTGAGCCCACATCTCCCGCAAACCTTTCCGGTCGTACTAGCGGGCCTATCCTTGCGCCTGTAGCGGGTTACGCCGCCAGTGGTCTTACACGTCTTGGTGAAATGGCAAACGTGGCAAATGCGGCAAATCAAGCCGCGCGTATTCAAGCGCAATGGGGGCCTGCCGCACGGCAATTTGCTGCACCAAGCACTTTAGAAGCCGCGCAAACGGCTGCGCTTCCTGTCGCGGCGCGTGTTGCACAAGCTGGAAGTGTTGCGCTAGATCCGTTGTCCCCGCTAATCGGGGGTGCGGTGAACCTCGGCGCGAGGGGCGTTACGGCGGCTAAGAACGCGCTTATACCGGAGAAAATTGCACCTGTTGCGGCAAGCGACACTACGGCTGCGTTGTTGGCGGACGCCAAAAAAGATTACGCGGTAATGGATAATTCCAACTTAGCCATCAGTCCTAAAGTGCTGCAATCGACGCTTTCGGGTATCAAAAGCACGTTGGATGAAACGCGATATTTGCCAGAAGTCCATACAAAAGCGCGGGATTTTTTGCAAATTTTGGAGACTCGCGCACAAGAACCGCAATCCCTTACGCAGCTTGACGCTCTGCGCGGATATGCGCGGGATATGGCAAGCGAGACCACAGGCGGCGAACAAAAAGTTTTTTCAGCCCTTTCAAAGCAACTGGACGCCAAACTCAAAAGTCTTGATACAACGAGTGTTGTTCCAAAAGATCCTTCGTTGCCCTCCGCTGCGCCCGACACAGTGCGCGATGCATTAGTAAACGCGCAAACTAAATTTGGCAAAGCGGCCAAAAGCGCGGAAATAGAAAAGCTTATTAACAACGCCGTGTACGCTCCCGGTCAGACAAACCCGCTTGCGGCACTCCGCACACAGTTTTCTTCGTTAGCTAAGAATGAAGATCGTTTGGCGCAATATTCCCCGGCGGAACAGCAAGTTATCAAGGACATTGCGCTGGGCAACATAGGGTCTAAAACGCTTCAATCGTTGGAAAAACTTATCCCCGGCGCAAGCAAGAATTACATGAATCTGGGCAACTTATTTACCGGTGGAGCTGGTCTTGTGGGCGGCGCGGTAGGCGGTCCTATAGGTTTTGCGGCGGCGGCAGCGCCGGGTATGGTCGGCAGAATGGCCGAAAACGCGCGCGCGGCGCAAGCGATGCCTATCGCCAATCGTTTTGCGGCCAATATCCGTGCGGGAAATGTCGCGGGTACGTCATCACAACCACAATTCGCCATCCCCGCGCCGGTTTCGCCATCGGGTGTTCGCAACTGGCTTTCCCCCGCCGCTATGATGTACAATAGCACCAACGCTCTCAATAACCAGTAGGTCCGTGATGCACGATACGAAGCTGGCCGTTGATGGTGCAATCGCTGCGGGGGCGCTGACGCTCCCGTGGTGGGCGGTGGACCTGGGCGCATGGGCTGGGCTTGGCGTCACGCTGGCGACACTCGTGCTGCTTATCTTTCGCATACGCATCGCCGTCCGTGATTGGCGCACAGGCGCATCGGAGCCCTGATGGACCCGCTCACACTCTTAGCCGCAGCCAAGGCCAGCTACGAAGCCATCAAGGCAGGCATTGCCGTGGGCAAAGAGCTACAGTCGATGGCGTCCGACATGGGCTCGCTGTTCGACAGCGTGGCCGCCATCACACGAACCGCTGCTGATCCCAAGGGCAGTCTGATGGCGGGCAAGTCCGCGCAACAGATCGCGATGGAAGCTTACGCCGCCAAGGCTGAAGCTGATCAGATGATGGAAGAGTTGAAGAACCATTTCATCGGCGAGTTCGGCATTGCCGCTTGGGATCAAGTATTGTCCGCCACCACGCAGATCAAGAAAGATCAGAAGGCGGCGGCGCTTCAAGCTGAAAAAGAACAGGACGAGTTTATGCAGACCGTCATGACATGGGGGGCAGCAGCTCTTGCGATCTTTGTGGTTTTGGTTTGCGTTGTCCTCATTTCTATTGGTCTCGTTCACAGATAGGAGTTACGCCATGCAAATGAGCCAAGGCGGTCTCGACAACCTCCTGAAGAAGTTTGAAGGTTGCAAACTGAAGGCATATCGTTGCCCTGCCAATGTTTGCACAATTGGCTACGGCCATACAAATGGCGCTGGCGCTCCAATGGTCAACGACGGCATGACCATCACGCAGGCGCAGGCTGACGACATCCTGAAGCGCGACATCGTCAAGTTTGAAGTCGCTGTGACAGATCTGGTCAAGGTCAAACTGACGCAGAACCAGTTCGACGTGCTGGTGGACTTCGCCTACAACGCCGGCGTCGGCAATCTCAAATCTTCGACAATGCTAAAAAAGATAAACTTGAGTAATCTTGATACGGTCCCCGCCGAGTTGATGAAATGGACCAAGGGCGGCGGCAAGGTGCTGCCGGGGCTGGTGCGGCGTCGCCAGGCAGAGAGCGCGTGGTGGACTGCGAACGCAAAGCCTGCAACCCCAGAACAGGTATTCGATCATGAACAGGAACAGCGCACCGATCCCGATCCTGTACCTGTACGAACAATGGCGGACAGCAAGCAAGGTAACGCGGCGCTACTCACGGCAGGGCTCGGAGGTTTGGGTGCAGCTAAGGAGATCGCTGCACAGGCGAAGGATGCGTCTGACGTGGCGGATCAGTTCATGGGCCTACTCAGCAATCCAAATTTCGTTATCATGGTGGCGATCATTGGCGCGGGCGCGGCCATCTGGTACTGGCGCAAGCAGCACATGGATGAACACGGTGTTTAGTCTGCTGTTCACGCCGGTCGGGCGTTACGCCATCATGGGCGTCATCATTTTGATGGTGTTGTCCGGTGTCTATTATAAGATCCGCGCAGACGCAGTGGCCGAGGTTGAGGCCGCTGCGACGGCAGATGTGTTACGGAGAACAGGCAATGCGATTCGTTTTGGCGATGCTATTAACACTTCCCCTGACCGGGTGCGTGACCCTGACCAGCACCGTCGAGACTAACGGCGCGGTCTGCGACGTGTGGCGTGACGTGTCCTGGTCGTCCAAGGACACCACGGGCACCATCATCGAGGTCAAACAGAACAACGCCCGCCGCGAAGGCTGGTGCGCTAAGTGAGCGCCATCACCTCTGGAAACACCACGTCACCAAGGATCTCCATGCGCTCCCGCGCCGCACGCAGCATCGTGTAGCGTTGGTGCAGACGGATCAGCACCGACTGCCGCTGCTCGCCCACGCGCTCCTCATCCAGCATCTGCTTGATGGTGTTCTCGTCCAGATCGGGCAACACCTTGTTGATCTCGCGCCAGTTCATGTTTTCAGTTCCTCAAGTGCTATGTCTGAGATCGCCCGCTTGTCCTGAAGCGCGCCCCAGATCCGTTCGTCTATAGTTTTATTACAGATCAGCAGATAACACCAGACATCCCGCGTCTGGCCGCCCCGGTGGATGCGCCCCACCGTCTGTTCAAACAGTTCCAGCGACCACGGCAGCGACAGGAAGATCATGTTGCAGCCGCCAAACTGTAGGTTCAAGCCATGCCCGGCAGACTTGGGATGGATCAGCAGCATCTCGATTTCGCCCGCGTTCCACCGCTTGATGGCGTTGAAGTCGTCAATCGTCCGCGCCAGCGGATACCGGCGCAGCAACTCGGCAAGCTCTTCCGTGTAGTTGTAAACAATGATCGTGTTGGCGTGCTGGTTCTCGTTCAGGATCTCGTCCAGCAAATCGAACTTGTGCGACGAAAACCAGACGGCCTTTTGTTTCACATGAAACTTGCCCGGTTCTGGCAGCGCCTCCGTCTTGGTGTCGTAGACAAACCCAGACGCCATTTGCTGGAGCTTGTTCGTCACGGCGGCGGCGTTTGCCGCAATGATCCGATCCTCGCCGTGCTCCAGCACAAAGTCGCGCTTCATTTTTTCGTAGGGTTTACGGTCGGCCATGTCACAGCGCATTTCCACAACATTTAACTGCGGCAATTTGTCGCTGTACTCGCCCGGCTCCAGCACGAAGGTCGCCGGGCGGATGGCGTCCATAACCTGCTCCAGCGCGCCCTTGCGCGGTTGCCAATCGCCAAAGTCGCGGTTGACGCATACGAAGTATTTCTGGAGGAACGCGCCCTTGGCACGGCCCAGCAGCGACTGGTCGATCACCTTGCACTGGCCGAATACGTCTTCAAGCCCATTGGACGTAAACGAGCCGGTCAGGCCCCACCGAAACGGGATCTTGTCGAGGTGCGCCAGCAGCGCCTTGAAGCGTTTGCCGCTGGGATTTTTGAGCCGCGTCAACTCGTCAAACACGATGCCGTCAAAACCCGACAAATCCGGCAGGGACTGGATGTTGTCGTAGTTCGTCACGACGATAGGCGC